TGTAGACGAACTGGAGAAGGCAAGTAACCATTCCAATGTGTATTTCAGAACATTGCGGATGTATCGTCACCGATGCGAGTAAGGAACTTTAACACCCACCCTTACGGGCGTATAGTTAGGCTCCCCTCTTTGCGAGGGAGATAGCAGACGTCCTTTCACGATAACCAGATATACCAAGATGGTACTTGGGAAAATACAGTTATACGGAAATTCGGATAAAATAGCCTGCCCTTTGGGGGCTGCTTTATTAAAGCACTAAATTACTGAATACCGTTTGTACCTTCTCAATAGGGTCAACGGGACTACTACAATTATTGCCATTAAAACAACTATGAGCACATCGCTAAAACTTTCACAAACTAATATTTCTACTAGTCTGTTACTAATATTTAACAACATGAATTCATCGATGTCAAATGACCTTCGTCGTAGGGCACTCCAAGAGTATTGAGAACTTCTTAATAACCGAGTGAAAACACAAGGCCTAAGTCATTCTGTATCCTTCTTGAAGGAACTACACCTTTGCTCAGTTAAACTGAGTTTGGGGATAAGTTACACTCCTCCTCTACATACAAAACTAGATAAGTCGGGCTTTCCTGTTGTTTTAAGGAAAGTAAAACCGTTTCTTACTGGTAATGTACACGAGAAGAAATTTGGGTTAAGCATAACAAAGTTATACTTATCTCTCAAATTACCGTGTGACCGCTCTACTAAGAGTATCACTACTCCTAGTAAAGCTACAGGTGGTTTAGGTAAAAGGTGAAAAGAGTTTCTTAAGACTTTTGTCAAAGTACTTCCCTCTCCACGTCAACTTACTTGAAATAAGGTTTGACACCAAAGTAATAAGAAAGGTCCAAACGGACCAGCCTTAGTTACTTCTATGTTGGATCTTATAACTGTGAGACAAGACCAAGAGTTATGAGAAAACCTTACGGAATACCTGAGCCTTACGGCTCCAGATCTCCTTGGGGAACTCAATTACATCTTGGAACAAACTCCCAATTGACAAGATATCCCAAAGTTAAACCATTCCAAGCTAGCATTTCTGCAAGAAGGAGGAGGTAAAACAAGGGTTATAGCAATTGGAGACTTTGTGACGCAGGAGGCCCTAGGTCCTCTCTTCAGAGAGACCATGGGTTTTCTGCGTTCCTTGCCACAGGATAGTACCTTTGACCAAGCTAACGGAGTCGTAAGACTTAAGAAAGCTATGGAAAACAGGAAGCCTATCCATTGCTTCGATTTGACTAGTGCCACAGATAGATTCCCGGTACAATACCAGGCAGATCTATTAGGTACTATTTACACCGAAGCAATCGGTAAATCGTGACGAAAACTACTCACTCAGCGAGATTTCTCAGCTGGTGA